GTTGCCCCGATTGAGAATGATGGAAGTTAGTCCCGTATTCGATGTCAGGCCCAACTGAGTCAGACCATCATTTTGATGTGAGGTAAATCCGGTAGGCGTTAACCCGTCCATATTATCGAGGGTTGGACCGTCCGCCTGAATAGCACCAAGGTTAAATGCGCCTACCAACATCACGTTTCCAGAGTTTGTTCCGGCATCTTTTGCAGCTGCGCTACCAAGGCTTGCTTTATCAGCTTTTTCATTTAATGCAGCCGTAAAACTGTTCCATGACGGACCGGTGAATGAAGAACCATCCGGGAGCGTAACGGTTATATTTCCCGATGCATTGAATAACCGCTGCCAGTTCTGTTTGTCATAGTTCAGGCCACGCAGAGCTTCGGCGCTTTGTGCCACCAGCGCAGCAGTAACAAGGTTCATCGCAACGCGCGGCACGGCATACCATGCCGCCCCTGCCTGAGTGGGTCCGGTATAGCTGCTGACAAGCGTCAGTGAGGTATTACTGTTCACTGTTTTGATCGCCAGCGTGTAGGGAATACCGCCGATGGTCACAACAATAAAATCTCCGGCGACCAGTTCGGTGGTAAAGGCGGTGCCATTGCCGGTGACTGCTGCTGAGTTATTGGTCAGTGTCAGTGTTCCTGCGGACATAGATGCTCCTTTGAGGCAATAAAAAACCCCGCCGGAGCGAGGTTGGTATTAATACTGAAAAGGTTCAGACGTACATATCGGGGATAACGGGTAGCGAGATCGGCGTAACCCCGGCGTTCGCGAGCTGCCTGTCAGCCCAGCCGACATACAGCCCCCTCCCCGCCCTCAGTGTGCCATTCTGCATAACCAGCCCGTAATGGTAGTGATAAATGCGACCACCGCCGAAGCTGGGCACCCTGAGACCAAAGCGGCCAACCGGAACATATCCGCCACCGGGGACGGTCTGCGCTGATGTGGATGGCACAAAATTAGTGCCGAGATAAACAAATGGCCTTCTCGCCGTTGAGAACGTGCACTGGCCTGCCGCGTTATAGATATTGAATCCGGGATTCGCGGCCACGGGCGTAACGCCACCCGCAAAAATAATCACATCAACTGTGCCGATCATGGGCTGGTCTTCCGTGTTTGATCCATCATTCAGAAACAGCAGCCGGTTTCCGTCATAGTCCAGGGTGTAAGGGCTGTTCCACTTACAGCAGACCAGGTATTTACTGCGATCAAATCCTGCAATGGTCGGCGTGACCCAGCCGGACGTACCGACAGTTACCCTGGCTTTATAGATGCAGTACCCGACCCTTGACGCCGTTGTGATCGCCGTAAAGTCGGTGCTGTTCTGAACGAGAAGGCCAACGTTTGAGTTCTGGCTTACGGGCAGGATCTGCCACAGCGTGCCGGAGAACGCCACGCGCTGCGGATTGGGAAATCCGGGGTTTGAATTCCCGCTCCAGTTCTGCGTGACGTTCGCGCCGGAGATAGTGACGCTGTCCAGCTTGAATATCCCCTCGTCGCTGATTACCGTCTGGGTCGGTATGAAAATGACATTCGACCCGGCCACGTAACCCTCAACTGTCGCAGTATTCACGTTACCGATACCGCCGGATATCGCCCCGCCATATGTAGGGCAACGTAATCCGGCGGTAATTTCCATCGGTTTACCGCCATCATTGAGATCGATTAAAAGTCCTGAAGGCATAAATCACCATGAACCAACGACGATACGGCCACCGCCGGGGATGTTGACGGTAATACCGTTATTGTTGATAACGACCGTGTTATTGGTCCCGTTGAACGCAAAATTACCGCTGTCTGCATAGAGTTTGCCGTGGAATTCACAGTCGCCGTTCTTGTCGATGTTCCAGCCCCGAACTCCGGCTGCGAAGTTTGTCGAGCGGATATAACTGCCGATTTTCGCATTGGTGATACTGCCGTCCTGGATCATCGCGTCACGGATAAAGACCTGTCCGTTATAGACAAAGAAGGCGGCCTCATAGTTGCCGGGATCGCTTCCTGAGTAGATGCCGAACTGGTCAGCAGCGAATACAACCGTGGATTTGTAAGAACCACCAGAAGGCTCAATGGACATACCAAAGCCGGTGTTGTACTTCACGCCGTTACGGATAATGCCAAGGTTCAGGGTATATGAAGCCTTGCCTGTACCGTTGCTCGTCACCTCGGCGTTCATTTTCTGGTTAACCGCCGTCGTCAGGTCTCCAACCTCTGCCTGAACATAAGTATCAAGGGAAGCGATAGCTTTCGTGTTATCACTGATGGCCGTTTGCTGCTCGAGGATTTGCGAGTTAACACTTTCGAACTGAGACTTAACACTGGTGGTGAGCTGGGCTAACGCCTTGTCTACCGTGGCGATCGTTGTCCTGACCGTCATGATTTCGGCATTTACTTCCCCCAGTTGCTGGAACTGGCGTTCCACCGTGCCGTTATTCGCCAGCGCGTTTTGCAGAATGCCTTCAAGGTTGGTATCAACTCCCTTCTCCACGTTTTTCATGGCGTCAGAATTCCTGACAGACTCGTCAATGACGTCAATCAGGCCCGACGTATCGGTCTGGCACAGCGCGGCCACTTCAACAAACGCAGATGTACCAAACGCGTTGATCGTGCGGACATACCAGTAATAGGTGTGCCCGTTCTTCAGGTTATGGCTGCTCCAGGTGGTGCCAATCCCGGCACGCGTTGCCCTGCCTTCAACCGTTGACGTGCTGGTATTCGGTAGCCTGGTTTCGCCGGACGTCCAGAAATCAAACTGCGTTGATACGTTCGTCACTGCTGCCAGGCGCGGGTATAGCGTGATGGCAAAATAGCTTTGCTCAATATCTACCCTTGACGGCGCTGGCGGTGCCTGAATGCTGAATTCAAGATATGCCTCCGGCGACTCTGCCCCCATCTGGTTTACCGCAGTGACGTGGGCCGTGTAGGTAGACTGAACAAGCCCTGTCAGGCGGGTAAAGGAACCCGGAACCTGAACAGAGAGCACCGTCTGACCCGCCTTGCGGATCACAACCTTGTTGTAAACAAACTGCCCGATGTTCTGCCAGGACAGCACGCCCTGAACCACCTGCCCAATCTCCTCGACGGTGTATTTCAGGTTCTGCGGCTGCGCCACCCCACCAGATGGCAGCTGCGTGAACGGCGGCCGCTCAATTGGCTTGCCTATTGCATCACCCCAGACATCAGCAGTCTCCTGTTTCAGGGTGATCTGCACCCCGTTCTGCACACCGAACCGCCAGTCGGTCACGCGCATTTCGACATTAATGATTCCGAGCGACGGGAAATTCACCTTCACGTACATGCCGGGACGGTAGCGATAGCCGCTCAGGTTCAGTGTGAGATTCATCGTGCGTGAAATGCGGGTGCGCTTCAGTTTGATGTCTGCCAGGCGCTGAGCCTGAAACTCACTGGTGACAAAGCGAAGTTTCAGATCCTGCGAAATCTCAACGCCATCTTCAGCAACCCATTCGCTGACAGACACCGCCGGGAAATCAGCCTCAGCGTAGGTCTGCTTAGGATCGATAAAGGTACCGTTAATGGTGTTGACGCGCTCAGACTGCGATACTTCCGGCATGATTTCGATATCGCCGGCCAGCTGACTTTCGGTGATCACTTCGGTTGCAGGGCCATAATACGCACCAACCAGAATGCCGTGCTTACCCGCAATGTACGTTGGCTCGCCAGCTCCGGCAGCCAGCATCGCTTCAAGAATGCTGGCTTTGTTTTCGTTCAGGTCGAACTCACCGTTTAAGGTGTAACGTTTTTCCGTGGTTCCGTCGCCGTTCGTTACCGTCTCGTCGCAAATGTTGGCGGCTTCCTGAAACTGATCCCAGTTGATATCCGCATCCGGCACCTTCAGGTAATTGCGGTAATAGTCCAGCACGCAGAGTGCAAGGTTGTTGCTGTATTCCGTGCGGCCGGTGCGCGGGTCATAGACCTTGCGCCCCGTTTTCTCGACCTTGATGTTAGGAATGCCTGAGGGGAATTTTTCAGCGTTAAACTTCAGCGACACACGTAGCCAGGAAATGCCCTTGCCGATCATGTCCTCTTTCCAGGACGGGCAGTTCTGAAGCATAAACGGATCGGCGGTCTGGCGGTCGTTATGTACTTCGTAGGTGGCGTAATCAGGGTACGAACCAATATCGTCATCACCGAGATAGATGGTTCCCACACCGGAGAGAGGGTGTCCCGCCAGGGTGATCGCAAGGTGAAGCCATTCGCCATCAGTCTGATCGCCTTTTTCCTCTTCGGAGAAGAAAAGCGTACCTGCTGATACCGTCCTGCCATATACCACCGTTTTCGGGCTGGCAGCCGCGCGCAGAACCTGTTTCCTCTCCGCCACATCACGGTAACCGCCAATAGATGGCTTCTTCGTCAGCATCTGCGTTGCCACCTGCGCAGCAATAGTGATAGCCATGGCAATCGCATAAGCTTCGTTTGCCGCCGCAATACCCGCAGCAACCGTGGCAACAATTGGAATAGCAGCAGGCATCAGCGAACCCTCCAGGTGCTCAGTGGCTTAATCCTCAGACAAACCAGCCCATCCTCCCCCGGCACCCACACGGCGCCGCCGTAAATCACCCCGGCGCATCGGGTGCCAGCATTCTCGACAACCGCGATATCGCCGCGCTGGGCCATCTTCACAGGTACCTCATCGAGGTACTTCGCCAGCACTTTCTCCAGCGATCCGCCGCCGCGCAGCAATGCTTTTTTCGCACCCGTTTCGCTGTCATACGTCCCGCGCCAGCCGTCGGCAAAATTATCCCCGGTCATTGCTTCAGCGCAGTCAGCTGCGAACAGGCAGCAGTCATGTTCGCCCCATAAAAAAGGCCGCTTTTCAGCGGCCCTTATCACGGCGATTAATCTGTTATGCCAGTCTGGATGCTTCATGCTTCCTCACGTATAGGTAAATCCTGGCGCATCTTTTTTACTGCCCCAGTAAATAGAACGTTCTGCCATCTGTGCGACGTAACGAAAAATGCGATCGCCTGGCTGGGAGGCCTGATGCGATTCGTCGGTATAGCGGTCCGGGAACGGTCGTTGCCAGTCTTCAAAAATGTTACTGACGGTGTATTGCAGGGCGTTGGTTTCCCCCGACGTCGCGCCGGTACCGGATACCCGCCCCTTAAAAATCAGGTCAGCAACCTGAACAACGCCGTTGTCGTCCATAGCCACCAGATACAGTTCAGCCGGTTTCCCCACACAGCGCTCGTTAAGCGTTTTGGCAAACAGGGACATGTCCAGGCCGGAAAGCGTCATCCTGAGCTGCGTCGGGCTCGTCGTGTTAGTTTCATTGACATCATCAATGGCGCCCATCGTTCCCATGCCGTAATAGACATATCCGCCCAGCACCAGCGTGCCGGTGCCGGAATGGACGTAAGCGGTCCCGGATTCAAACTGGACATTGGCCGCCAGCACCGCGGTAACCCTGTCACGGGATAGCCAGGCGATCATCGAATCTGAAAAAGGGGAATACAGCATTAAAACGCCTCCTCAAATTCCAGTGTGTAGCTGGTGAAAACGCCGGGAACGCGGTTACCCGCGCCCTGCTGGTTATCTTTCAGCTTAAAAATGCCGTAGGGGTTAGCCACCTCAATTTTGCCGTTAACCGGCGGAGAGGTACGCAGCATCGGCGCAATCGGAATCATTGCGGTACCCGTTGAAGTGCTGGTCACATCAGCAGTGACCATCTTCAGCTCATTGTTCACGGTAAGGTAATCCCCGGTGCGCAGCACGAGCTTGCCGGGTGTCCAGCCTTTACTGCTGAGCTGGTTCCCCGTCTGATTCGCATCCTGCACTACCGGATTTCCGGCTGGCGTTCTCCCCTCGCGTCCCCAGTCGCGAATTTTCACCCTGCCGTACTCACCATCGAGATCGGCCACCAGCGCATCAATACGCCGGGATTTATCGTCGGTAAGGTTGTTAAACGTCAGGGAGCAGATCCAGCGGGTGCCGGGGAAACGAACGGTCTGTGAGGCACCGTTAAAGGGAGAGCGAAATGTTTTGGTGTTACTTTCCGGTCGCCATGTCAGGGACGACGGGCATACATCAGCAGGCCATTCAAGCGCAGCCATACTTATTCACTCCTTATTAAACGCCAAGCAGTCGCCTGCCCTGCCCGTTAGTCTGGAAATCACTCAGCATGTCCTGCCGCGCCTTCTTCGCGCCGTCTCTGGCCCCTTTAGCGGCAGCCTCCTCCATCGCCTGCTTAAGCGCGGCATCGCCATTACCGGAAATGGCGAAATGCTGGTGAATGGTCTGTTGAATGCTATTCCCTCCCGCGCTAACGGAGGAGACAGCATAATCTACCATTCGCACGCCGAGAGAGCCGTCTGCGGTTCTGGTTAGCGGCATGATCGCCTCTGGCCCAGCTTCACCCATCAAGCCAGCACCTTTAGCGAAGGCGAACATCGTAGGGCTGTTCACAATTCCATTGCGGAATTTGCTCAGATCAGGGGAATCATAAACCCCACCTTTTGCGTTCAGGGTTAAACCAGAAGCGGCTGAATCGTAGGCACCAGATGGCGTACTGCCACCAGAAGACGCGCCTCCAAACATCCCGCCAAGCGAACCGAGAAGCCCACTACCACCGGCAGACTTGAGGCTATTCACCAGAATGGCTCTAAGCAGAACCTTTTGGAGCTCGCTCAGCACGCTGTTGGCCCAGTCCGCCCAGTCCGCTTTATTCCCGTTGAGTGCATTCGCCATGTTGTCAACCAACCCATCCAGGGTGTTGCCCACAAGACCCGATACCTGACTGTAATAATCGCTGGAAGTGTCAATCCAGTTAGCCAGCCCATCCTGTGCACCAGCGAGCCAGTCGCCCTGAATTTTGTCCAGCTCCTCATAATGGGAACGATATTTATCAAGCCGTACCGCAAGTGCCTTATCGAGTTCCTGGTTATAGCGGTCATATTCGGTAGAGGTCTTAATGTCTCCACTCTGGAATCTGCGTTGCAGGTCTTCGCGCTTTTCGTTAAATTCACGCTCAATATCGAGTTGCTCACGCATTCGTTCGCGTGCTTTATCCCCTAACCCGGCGCCGATAACATCCGCATCGAGGGAGCTTGCAGCGTTAGCATTTTCGCGCTGAAGGTTCGCAACATATTCGGCTAGCCTGATATTTTCCTCATTGGCCTTTTTAACTGAATTGAGGCGATCAACCTCAGTAGCGAGCTGCTCCAGGCGAGTCTTCTGAGTTTCATTAAGTCCAGCCAGTTTGCCGTCCGCAATATCAAACTGAAGCTTTTGTTGTTCTGTGACTTCTGCGCTTTTCTTTCCGGTGGTATCGATCAGAGCAATTTGACGAAGATAACTTGTCTCCATAGATTTAAACGAAGACTCAAGCTTTTTAAGATTTGAATCAGGCTTCGTTTTGCCGTTTGTTTCGTCTTTATCAAGCGCATAGCCAGTCCCTACTGTTGCAAGTTGGACAGGGAGTGTGGATTTTGGTTGCTTTTCGCTTTTCAGTTTTTCACGTATTGATAATAGTTTTGTTAGCTCGTCATTGAGAGCTTTCACACTATCATCTCCACCAGTAAACCACGCAAAAAATGACTTATCTTGACTATAGATATCATTCCTATTTTCAAGCATCTTCTGAAGATATGTTATCCGTTCCTCTACATCTCCAGAGTCGTTGATATCTATTTTACCGCTCAGCGCTGCAAACCTATTCCCGGTCAATGATGCTATTTCGCCAAGCTTAGCTGCTATGGTAACTAACCATCCAGCCAATTGTGCAGCCTCACTAACCAAATCAACAAGACCGGAAATAACTTTAGGGTCAGTCAGTACATCTCTAACCTTATTAAACGATGTTGTTAACTCAGTTAAGTCTACTTTTGCTAGACCTGAAGCAATCTCCATCTTGAGGCCTTTTACCTGCGCCTCTATATCCTCGAAGATATTATTAACCTTGATTAAATCATCTATAGATGACGGGTCAGGAGCGACTCCATAGTCTTTAGCCAACGCAATGAATTGTCGCAACTTATCATTATTATTATCAAAGAGAGGAAGAAGTTTTGATAGATCGTTACCTAAACTCTCTAGAATTGTCGTTTTTTCGGCGTTTGTGTTGATTTTACTGAGTGCTTCACCAATCGCCATCAATTGCTGATCTGGCGTGGATTTGGATAATTTTTCAGCGGACAGACCTAAAGCATTTAATGCATCAACAGCTTCGCCTGATTGGTTGAGAACTGCATCGCCAATCTTATCGCCAATATCTTTGAAGATATCAGCCATTTGATCCCCAGAAACGCCCGCTTTCTCAGCTGCAAATTGCCATGCCAAAAGATTTTGGGTCGAAATGTTAAGGGACTTTGCCCAGCGGTCTGTTTCAGCGATTTGCTTGGAAGTGCTTTTAAGTAACTGGAATCCAGCAGCCCCCACACCCAATGCAGCAGATGCAGCAGCAGCACCTGTAGCTGCCAGTGCGAGGCTTGTTTTCTTCGCATCGTCCTGAACCTGTTTACTCCATTGAGCGGATGCTCTTTCAGCCTTATCCATCCCTGATACAAAACCGCCTGTCTTTGCGATCAGGTCAAGAGTGAGTGTTCCGAGGGATTTTCCAGCCATACTAGCACCTGTACTTGTTATGAATTATGATTAACTAACAAAATTATATTCATTCGGTAGAAACGTTAAAATTTGACTAAGGGAGCATGAAAATGAAATCAAATATTTATTTAATACTTAGGTCTCTTATACAAGGTTTATATAGAGGGAGTTTGTTTACCTTTTGCTTATGGTCGCTAATAATAATATATTCGTACTTATCAAACCCGTACTTATTATCCACTATATTTAACGGGGTATTAAATTATAAAATTGATACATTCGAAAGGTTATCATCCATGGGAGATAGATTATTAATGGCATATATTGCCGTGACATTAATCGCAATACTTTTGTCAGCAGTTGATAATTTTGTTGTTAAAAGAAACAGATAATTACCGAAAAAAAACACCTAAGGGCTATAATTTATCCCTTAGGTATTCAGCCCCATGTACGCATCGCCTCTTCAAGTTTGATCGGCTCGTTTGCTGCCTCCCGCTCAACAGCGGCAATATGAGGCGCAAAATCAGCAATGCTGAAGGCAGGGGTGTTTTTGGTACGGTTTACGTTTGCCAGCACAGAAGAAACCAGTGCCGCACCCCACTCCGTTCGCATCATCAGGTTCAGATTGCCGTACTTCTGCCGGTACTGCACCCACTGCTGGAACTCGCGGAAGCTGAGGCGTTCTTTTGCCTCAGCGATAGTGCGGCCACCTATCCCGTTAAGGACTAGTTCGCACCAGATTTCGTCTTCTGCGCTGAGTCCGTCTTTCCCAGATCGTTAACTTCCTGAATAGCCACCAACAGCGCCACGGTCAGGCCACCGTCCAGCGCGCCACGGTCTGGATCGGCCTCGCCGGTAACATCGGCAACCGTAAACACCTGATGCCCATTTTCATCGCAAATTGACGCTGCGATACGGCCAGCAACCCCATCAATACGGCCCAGGCCAGCAAGCACATCTGATGTGGCAGTGTGATAACCAAGAGGACGGATATAAGTTGTGGCTGTATGTTCCTTACCATCCTGTGATTTCCAGGTAATCTCTTTTTCAACCGGGCGGCCGGTAAACGCTCCCGTTTCTTTCAGTGTGTCGAGTGTCAGTTTCATTTATCTTTCCCGATAATGTTTGTTGATACGCGGGGGATCGCCCCCGCCAGTGATCAGCTGCCAGACTGCTCTTTCGGAATCCATGCACCCTGCCCGGAACGCTGGATAGTGGCAGAAGTCTGCACGACCGTGTTTCCCTGAAAGTCGAACGGGAAGTCGGAAACGTATCCCTTGAATACGTACCAGGTTCGATCGGGAGGAAGCACCAGGCCATCTACAGCACCCGGACCAGTTCCCGCTGTCGGCTCTGATTCTCCATCAGACCAGCCGATAGCAAACGTTACGTCGCTCTGGTCATTTGACTCTGCCATGTTGCTGAGCATCAGGTGGCTGGCGTTAGTTGGATCTGCGTTAAGCGTGGCCGTTGCCTGCCCCGGTGTACGCAATCCCTTTTTATATTTTCGGGTGTTACGTTCGCTCAGGCAGGTGTCATCAATCTGATCTGCCGGGCTTCCACCTGGTGAAAATGCAGTGATGCATTCAATTTCGCTCACGACACCATTCGCGAGCACGTACAACTGTGTGCCTTGAGTCACTACTGACATAGTTATCTCCGGGTATAAAAAAACCGGCGGCGCCGGTGTGTTATGGAAGGTTGTTTTATCGTTTGACGAGCCAGTCGACGTCGAAGGAATAACGGTACTTCATGGTACTGGGTTCCAGTTCCTGCGTACCCCACCTGGTGATTATTGCGCTGCCTTCGATCACATCACGAAGCGCCCGCGCAACCGTGATGACTTCTGTATCTGTGTCGGCGTAAACGTCAATCTGAACAGAAAAGCGGTCTATATCAGGGCGCTGCTTCAGGTAGTTTTGTGGATCACCGTCAATGTTCTGCCAGACCGCATAGGGATAGACAACTTCATCAAAATGCTTGCCGAAGGGGTACAGCCTTACGGGAGATTCTCCCAGCAGGGAGCGAACCTCCTGGCTGGCTGCACAAACTTTAAAAACAGGCGCTATCATGCTTTGGTCCCCTTTTTCACGGCCTGCCTGATCGCACGATCGATAGCTTTTTCCATTTCTTCCGCAAAAACGTTAATGACAGGGCCATCGATACCGTTCATCGCGGGGCGGATGATAGGTCGTGCTGCTGCATGCTCTGTTCCGAATTCAAGCATTCGCCAGTACCAGGTATCGCCGCCGGGATTTCCTTTGTCGCCTGCTGTTTTGTAAGTCCCACCGGCTCGCCCCTTTCTGACGTTGGCTTTTGTCTGGGCATACTGTCGCGCACCGCCCATAACGCCAACGCGGAAAGTCAGGTTACCCGTTCTCCGTAATTCACGACTACCAAAGCTGGCAACGATATTTTTATAGATGGCCTCTTTGGTCAGTGGGTCATCAACCCGGGCAGCATTACTCCGGGCACGGTCCCTGATTAAATTCGCGGCTTTACGAAGCGCAAATCGTCCCGCTTTGTTACGGGTGACGTCCGATACTGCCTCCATTTTCCCAAGCAGGGAATCAAGCCCGGTAAGACTTACTTCAACACCATCAGCCATCGTTTACCCCTTCTGAGCAGGGAAGCGTGAGATATTCGCGGCCACTTTTCGGATCAGGAAGCACGCCCTCGATGTTATATATCCCGCCGCGAAACAGGATGCGATTCATCCGGGTAATTCCCGGTCGAAAGCGAATTGTGATACGGGTAGTGATTTCCCCCTGCGATGCCTGGGCTGCAATAAACTCGCGAGCCGACAAAGGGGAGACTTCGGCCCATACGGTAGCCACATCCCGCCAGGTTTTATTTACAGCTCCAGTCTCTGGGTTCTGAACCATCACCGGCTCCTGGATTGTTACCCGGTGACGTAGTTTCCCGGCCTGCATTCTACCCCCTGGCTTTTTGGCTGAGATACTGAGGTTTAAAATCGTTAAGTGACGTAATTTCAACCCCATCATCTTCAGCCAGTGACTGGATAATGACATCGCATAACGCCATATTGGATTCAGCCAGCCGGTTTATCGCGTCCGTCTGCTCCCTCTGCGCTTCTGTCTGTTCGCGTAGAGCTGTTATCAGCTCGTTTACCTGTTGCTCGTTCATATGCAATTTTCGCCCATTTTTTTATCCACTCGCGCCGTTCGGCGCACCCTGAGCAAGCCATGTGCACCACCTAGATAATTGTCGGTAACCGGAGATCGTAAATCAGCATCGTCACTGAAAAGGGAAGCTCACCCTGTTTGAGTTTCTCTTCCTCTTCTCCGTTTCGGTTTCGATCGAGATACCCCAGGAGAACGAGTAAAGCTGTTTGCATGCGTTTCAGTGGCTCACCCTCTATAAGCTTCCCGCTATTATCAACAACCCTGTCACGACTTCCCTGGATGTATGAGAGAAGCGCTGCACTGCCAGACTGAATCTTTAGAGTCAGATCAGCATCACCGGCATCATCATCTATCCGCAAATGTTCTCTGGCCTGTTCCAGTGTCACAAGTTCAATCACGTTTTATCCCTCCCGTCGCGGCCACGCTTGGCAGCCAGGGTCCAGCCTTTCGAACCTGCCTCACCCGGCTTGTCCTGGGTCTGCTCGTCGCAGTGCCAGAGCGAACCGCCCCATGTAACTGTGTCGCCAGGCAGATATTCCTGACCGGATTTGAATACGCCCTGATAAATCATTACAGGCACGTCAAAGGATTTAGTTTCACTGGTGCCACTGGTGCGGTTAACCGTCAGGGTGAAGGTACGCTGCTCAGAATGCTGTATATCAATGCCCGACACGCCATCAACAAGACACTCCCATCCTCGCATGCCATGGGTTTTCTCGTAAGCGCGCCACAGGCCGCCGTTATGCGTTGCATAGCTGCCACGCGGATAGCTTTTCTCTTCATAAATAAAGGGGAGAACTTCAAGCGTCAGCGCGTCCCGGCCATCTGCGCCATCCTTACCCGGTTCAGCGGCTGGCATTGCGGATACCGCATCGCTTACGGCCTGCTCAACGAGCTGCTTAAGCATGGAAGGGTCAAAATCCTTACCATCCTTCGGCGTAGGAATTTCTGCCACGGCATTCCTGACCATCTCCTGAATCATCGGCTGGACGTCTTCAGGCGTGACGCTTTTACCGTCGCGCGGTGCCGGGATTGCAGCTACCGCATCGCTGACCATGGCGGCAATATCCGGCAATCCTGGTGCTGTCGGTGCAGGTAAATGAGCGATGGCCGCCTTTACCATGCTCTCAATGTCGGGATCGGGCGCATTGCTGATTTCTTCAACCTGCTTTGCGAGCCTCGATAGCTTTTCTTCATATTCTTCTCGCTGCGCCTGAAGGTTTTTGCTGAAACTGTCACGCATTTCAGCGAGAACCTGACCAAATTCCTCGCCCAGCACCTTTATCAGGGATAGTTCGCGTTCATTCATTTTGTAAGAAATCCTCTGATCATGGCTTTGGCTGCCGACTGCTCAGCATCGGTTAAAGCCTTTCCTTCATTCGATGAGGCTGAAGGTTGGGACAAACTGCTTTTACCAAACGGATCATCCGAAGCATCACGGCGCGCCAGCGCCTCAAGGCTGAAGTTCTGCTGTTGAAGGTAAAGAGAGTCCCCTCCAGCCAGGGGAGGCAGGTTCTCACTTTTCCTCGCTTCGTTTGGTGTGAGGATAGTATTTTTCACCCCTTCCCCCAGGGATTTGATACGGCGTTCACTGTCCATACGCAGCAGCGCATTAACATCAAACTCAGTCCCTGTATCACCCTCAAGTTCAAACGCTTCATCCAGCAGCAATTCGATGGACTCAATCAGGGACTGAAGACACTGTGAGTAATACTGCTGATCCTGCGCCTCGATGTTGTCATGCGTTGGCAGTTCACCAATGCCAACCTTATAAGCAGGCACGTGAAATACTGAACAGACAATCTGCGCGGTCATGCGAAGCTGTTCGACAGTTTGCGCATCAGCAGCTGAGACCGTCCGGGGAACATATTTCGCACCATTGCTCAGAATGGCGGTTTTACCCGCATTTTCCCCGGTATAACCAGTGTCCCAGTTTTCTTTGATCTTCCTGGCGTTCTCTTCCGTAATCGAGCCCGGAACCTCGATAACACCGCTGGGTTTCCCGCCATTGCGGAAAAAGTACGCTGAGCTTTCCTGAATATGGTGACCCTGCATTGCAGCCAGACCAGCAGCATAAATCGGGGAAAGACCAATAAGGGGGTGGAACAGACAGTTGAACCGATCATGAATAACCTCTCGTGCCGGTACTGTCACAGATGATTCAATACCGGCCATGTTATCCGGATTGATCTGGTAGAAGACAGAGCCATCATCAGCTACCAGCGGCGTAACCTTGTTCCAGTCCAGCAGCCTCAGCTCGGTTATCTCACCGCGATTGTTCCGGATCTTGAGCGCAACGGTATTACCTTCGCACAGCTTGGAATTCAGCCAGTGCTCAAAGAACTGGATGCGGTTCTGAAAGGCATTTGGCCTGGAATACAGCGCGGCTATCTTTCCGGTTTTAATTTCCCTCCGAACGCCATTTGAATCCTGTTTCATCAGGCGCGGAGGCATTTTAGCGATGTCACTTGCGATCAGAGATATGCAGGAAAACACAGCATAATAGGAGAGAACCGTTTTGGGCTTAATTTCCATATTCTGCTGCCAGGCCCCGGCGTAGGGTTCGTGGACATAACTGAACATCGGCGTCCAGCCCCCGCGGTTGACAACAGGCTGCTGTAGATTTTTGACTTGCCCCTCTTTTCTTCGGAAAGGATTCCACATTAGCCGTTCTCCGCTTTACGCTTATTCTTCCTCACCCTGGTAGTTACCTCGGTGAAATATTCAGCCTTGCCAAGCAGCACCAGCACCCTTGCGCACCGTTCGTCCACGGTCTTTACGTCTCCCGTAACAGAGTCATGTGTGCGTTGCAGATATCTGATTTTTGCCATGCAATATGGCGGGGTTTCCCCCGCCCTCCTTTCGCGTTAGCTTCCCTGGTTAGAGCCGTAGTTCACACCAGAAATAACCGCCACCGCTGCCGTGCGGCGACGCTTCCAGTTGATCCAGCGCTCGGCACGGATAGCTACGCTGTTCGTCTGGAACATGGAAACCAGCTCCGTTCCGGTTGGGCTGACGCTGTCGCCTGTAGGATCGCTTTCCATTTCCAGAGAGGCTTCACGTGACATATCCACTGCCACACCACCGTCGTCAGCCAGATAAATATCCGGCGCGTTCAGCAGGGTAAGATTGCTTCCGGCGTACTGCGAAACGATAGCCGGAAGCCCCTGGAATGTGCCGCCAAGCAGGGTCATTTCCGGATACATTTTCTGACCCAGAGCATTTTTCTTCATGGACAGTGCCAGCGCGTTGGTGCTGGACATGATCCACACGCCGCCAGTTGGCTGGAGGTTATTGGAGACAAACTGAGCGAATGCCGCTTCAGCATCTGCATCCGGATCGCCGGTTGATGGAACAGCCACAATACCGTTGGTAATTGAGGCCGGAGAGACGTTAGCAACTTCAGCTTTCGCCGGGTTAATGAAGTCCGTATCCAGGCGTGCAATGACCGCTTCTGCCAGCGCATTACGCACCAGTGCATCAGCTGCCGGATTGGAGAACCGGATCAGCTCATCGGTCAGCACCGCAATGGCTGCGACTTTGGCGAAGCTGAACGTGATGGACTCAAAGTCGAATTTGGTCAGCGGCTTGGCCTTACCCTGACCTACCCAGTTTGCAGATCCGCCGGAAGTTTGTGCCGGAATGCGAATGTTGAACGGGACCTGACGCAGGGCAGGAATACCACCCTGACCGAAACGACCGATAATGGTCTGCGGGCGGAGGAATTCAACAAAATCATTTGCATATTCCTGATACTCCACCAGCGCGCCAGCCCACTGAGGATCGGTCGTTGTGCCAGCACCAACAGCGGCTTTCAGCACATGATGAAGTTTCGCATCATCCGGGTACTGCTTACGTGCAATTTCCAGCGCTTCAGAACGGCTGCCGTTTGCCGCCGCCAGTGCCTTGGCAAAACGGGCAAAGGCGATACCTTTCTCCAGATTTTGCTCAACGCGAATGATCCCCGGTGCGTTTGTCTTCACGGTGGTGAATTCGCCACCAGCAGCTTTAGATACCGGTTTTGCAGTCGATGCCAGATTGCTTTCCATGTCGCGCAGTCGTTTGAGGTGCGCATCAACTGATTTAATTTCTGCGGATGTGTTGTCGTAGCTCTCTTCTTCTTCAGCGTCCAGGGTGCGTCCCTCTTCAGCCGCCTTTGACATCACTTCATCAAGTGATGCGGCCAGCGCTGCACGCTTCGCTTCAAAGCTCTTGATTTGTTCTGCGATATTCATCGAAATGTTTCCTTTTTTGGTTTTGGGTGCTGTAGCGCCAGCGGTTTTAGAGGTTTTCACTACCGGTTTCTCATTGCCTGACGCGGCGAGAAACTGGCGATCGAAAGATTTAACGGTCTGGATGGAGCATTCGGCATTGGCCGGAATGGTCACCGCCGAGACCTCAAGCAGGTCCCAAGACAAAAAGCGAATACCGCCTTCATCCAGGAAGGAATACTCAATTGGGCGGAACCCAATCGACAGGCCGCGTACCAGCCCCGCCTTAATCGAAGCCCACGCTTCATCAAGACGTGCGATTAACTGGGATGGCATGTCAGGGGTTGGTTTCACGAGCTTTGCTGTGATCTGCAACCCCTCTTTCACCATTTTTGGCGTGCAGGTGCCAATAGGCTGAGAGCGGTCGTGCTGCCAGAGGAACGGCGTATCGCTGCGGAATTTCGCCCCCTCCGGCTCCATAATGTCACCGTCACGATCGGGAGACGGTGTTGAGGCGATGCCGGTGATAATCCGCTCATCCTCATTTACCGACTTCACCGTCATGAGGGTGCAGGCGCGTTTAAGCGTCATTTGCTGGCCTCCAGAAATGAAAAAACCCGCATGTGCGGGCCATTAACTGACGTGTGTGTTAAACGAAAAATACCTGGTAGTCTTTTTTGACCGGTTCGGGGTTAAGAGCCATTAACGTAACGGCGTTGAATGTGGCCATAAGAGGGTCAATTTTCCCCTTCCCGCTGGCCTGTTTGGTGATGAGTATGGCGTTACCTTTCGGCTCTACACGGGCGTTGCCTACGCACCATGCCATCAGAAGCTGACCACCATGAAGCAGAACACCCTCAGCCAGCTTTCGCTCGGTAGTCTTAATGGCGCCGCCGAGTTTCCAGCCCTGGCTGACCCCGGTTACAGCCTCATCAGGAATGCCTGCCTCACTGAGCGCATCAAGAATTTGCCCGACCTCAGAGGGGTCAATCCCAATTTTGTCCAGCAGTTCTGCTTCATAAATCCGGCTGACGTACTCTGCAACTTGCTCAACATCCTCACCTACACGCTTAACGATCGTCAGGTCACCGGCCTTCTCAAAATCCTTTAATTTTGAAATTTCGCTCTTTCGCCTTTCCAGGGCGATGGAATGCGCCCATGCATGACACCAGCATAACCATTCGCGAGTCTGGCGATCGCGCCCGATAACGGCCAGGCCAAGAAGGTCATCGAGACCACCGCCATCAATACCAACTGTGACCACCTCAGAGCGGCGCAGAATATCGTCAAAAGTGACGCGCCTTGCCTGTTGCTCCCAGAAATCCGCCCCAGCCCATCTGTCAGCGCGCAGGGCGAGACCGATTTCAACGTTGGCGTGCTTGGACATAAAGCCACGGAAGTCTTCTTCCCCGGCCTCTTTCGCTTTGTTGTACTCGCGGTAAAGAAACTGCTCGTCAACGGAGTAACCCAGGTTGGGGTTAACCATAGCGAGGTTGTCCAGAAGAAGATGCTCTCCGCTGGCAACCATTTCCGGTGGATGCTCAAATATCACCGGAAGAAAATGCGGGTCGTGAATTTTTCCGTCGCGAACGTCACGGGCGTACTGTAACTTTTTCTTAAACACGCCAGCTGGCGGTTCGTTGGACTGCGTGGTTGTGTACATCACAAAGCCTTCAGGTCGTGATGCCATGCCACCGACTGCCTCACGCAGCATATCTTCGGAGTTATGTTGCTTACCAAAAAGCCACAACTCGTCAATGAGCGTGCCGACAGATTTAATCCCCGATACGGTGTTGGGGTCGGCGGCCACCACTTTCAGCGTCGTGTCTGTTCCCCTGTGGGTGATGGTCCTGATGTGTGTCTGCACCTGACAGAGGTCATCCAGATCCTCATCCCGCTTTACCATGTCGCGCGCCGGGTTAAAGGCGTTTGTCGCCACCTCTACGGTCGGGGCGATGATGGTATACCCGGCAGCCTGTCGCCAGTTGAGAAGCAACGCAGTCATCATGATCCCGGCGGCCAGTGTAGACTTGGAGTTTTTTTTGGGGATCAGTACAAACACTTCTGTAATGTGTCTGCGGCCGGTTTCGGCATCATAGGAGCCGAACAGCGCCGCAACGAGATCGAAAACCCACTGTGCGCAGGATTCACCGAACGTTGGCGATCCTGGAGCATCAACGATTTTCAGTTGCCTGAAAACGTTCAGGGCTATTTCAGCCTGCTCCGGGTAAATCGGTGCAGGAATAATAGACTGTCCTTTCTTCAGGCGATCCGCCCAGTCAGGGCAGGCAGTTGTCCACTCCGGCATCATGTATTCCCGCGATTGTTAACCACCAGTTTCGGCGGCTGCTGAATTGCGAACTTATTGGCCGCTTTTTTGGCAGCCTCAGCTTTTGCATCCTTCTTACCGCCCTCACCTTTCTTCTGATGCATATAAGGCAGCATGGCCTTTGCAGCATCTTTCCTGGTTTCGATTTCGTAACCAACGTTGTTCATAACCGATTTCAGGAAGTCGAGAGGGTCTTCATACTCACCGGCGGACAATGCCGCAGGAGGTCGCTTTTCTTCAGGCGTGTTTACTGCTGGGGTATAAACATTTCTGCGATACGCAGGTTCGTCATCCACCTCAACTTTTTCTCGTTTTTTTCGCTCAATAAACGCGATGACCTCCGGGTCTTTAGCAAGCTGCGACCCCTTGGAACGCGCGGATTTTTCAGAATATCCCGCCTTTATTGCCGCATCCTTCTGAGACATCCCGGACATCAGCGCGAGAGCATATTTCCGCTTCTGCGCTGTTAACATGTTTACACCCTCCAGAGGGGGATTTTTTCTGCGAATGAGAGGGGGCGAGGTGTCCAGGGCGATCGATGTTTACTCTGGATGATACCCCCCCGGGGTTGGCTGGACTCAAAGCCCTACAAATCCTGATGCCTGATCGCCTTCAGGCACCTCATGCTTCAGGGCCTGCTCATCAGGCTGACCGGTGGCAACTTCACGTGCAGACTTACCTGCGTGACATTCAGTGCAGAGCGTCCACAGGTTGTGCTCCGAGTTATCGCCTCCGAACTGAAGCGCAATACGGTGGTCGAGTTCACTGTCAGTCAAATCAACAACCCGATTACACATACAGCAGCGACCATTGTCACGCGCATAGATACGTCGCTTCAAACTCACCCTTGCACTTCCACTTATGCGGCGCTGCTCACCGTAGATCGGCTTTATGCGTCGCGTATCAATGGCTTTCAGGCGTGGCTTTAACGTTGTTAGCTTAGACATGCAACCTCCACGCCCGGTGGCGTTCTGTACGTGGTGCTGAGTCCGGGTGACGCTCAACCGGCTCACCATCGGCATGGTCCACCAGCGAGTAACACGGATAAACCACCGCGCCGCCATAGGCATCCCCGACTGCATAGTCGGCTGGCTTACTGCTGTCCCATCGAGAAAGGACTCGTTCAATATGCTGAGGCGGTACGCTGTAGCACACGCCGTGTATAAGGCGCGGCAGCGTGATGAAGTCAGACCGTGTCTTGTCAGCAACAATCAGACGTTCGGCTACCTGCATCTGATACTGAGGTGGTCGGCCAGTGCCCAGGTAAAAACTCACCAGCGATTCCGGGAAGCGGTTAAGCCATTCGCTAACCTGCTCAATAAAATCTGGAACAGGTAATGCGTCATCTTCGATTATCACTACCCGGCAATCCTGCCATGAAGCCCATTCAAGCGCGCGGCGATGATTCCAGTTTGCGCCGTGGTTACCGTCATCAACCAGCAGATGAGCATGCAGTAGCGCAGCAAGACGTTGTGCATGATCTATCCGGGTGTGATGAGCGCAAACTACGAATTTCATGTGTAAGCCTCTGTCGGTGCGTGGGTGTGAACTCGTTTTCTGGCAGCGATAATTTCTTTTTCTGCGTCAGAAAGATTTTTAAACCATTTTTGCCACACCACTTCGCCACAGTTGAACAGAGTGGCCCGCCACATATTTCCGTCCTTATATACACCTCTCACACCTGATTCGGCTCTCCCGGCAAGTGAAAGATTTTGCATATTCTGAGAGCGAGTAGCCAACCTAAGATGATTTACATTCACACATGCTCTATTGCGGCAAATGTGGTCAATCTCCATTCCGTCAGGTATTTGGCCTTTTTCTCTTTCCCAGGCATATCGGTGGGCTGAAATGATGCGGCCTTCCGATTTTAGTTGTGGGTATCCTTTGCTGTTTTTTGCACCGGTCCACAGTAAGCACTCACCTGATATCTCGGTACTGAATTCAAATCTCACCTCAGGTGAGGAAAACCTGTCTTTCCCGGCGAGAGGATCGCCAAATTTCCTCATCCGAATGTAGTGTTTGTTGCATAGGTTACGCGCTAAAACTTTATTGCAGCATCCGGAAACATTGCAGAATCTAGTCATAGATAATTTCCTTCGCCCATAAAAAAAGCCGCACGATGGCGGCTACTGTCTGAATATCAGGGTGTTGCTTCGCTTTAACCCTGGTTAAAGTACGTGTTCAGCCCGTCAGTGGTGGGACACTGGCGCATTCAATGCAGAGGGATGGCTGATTACCTTTGGCTATCTGGAGAAAATATGAAGTACAGCTTAAAAACTGTGGGTGGTATCAACTCCTCCTTAACAAACCATGAGTTACATGTGTTCCTGGAAGGTGATGATAGCTCCCAGCACAATTTCAGAATCAATGTAGAAGGTCGGGATATCCATAGCCTTACCTTAAAAGAAATTGAAGCATTGGCAATTGAGCATGCACGCCAAAGTTTTGCTAATTGCAGTTAAGGCTTTTTACTTTTTTCGGCAATCCTAATTAAAGCTGATTGAAGTTCTGAGTGTAGTGAACTCATTAAACGGCTTGTAGATTCTTTGTGGTCCTCAAGCTGTTTTTTTAATAACTTAACCTCTTTTTCCAAATAATCTACTCTCTGCTCTGACATCATAAACACCCCTATCATTTATGTTTCCACCAGGCCGACTCCTTTCCGAAGCCATCCGTTTTGAAGATGGTGTGCACCTTAGGACCGGTAACGATGCGATCTCCGAAAGATTTTGCAGCTATACCGAACGCGCCCATGTCCACCAGCGTTGCGGGTGCTGTCTCCATCTTCCAGAAGCGATGGCTCTCTATCCGGTAGTAAAGGCGGATGATCCGGTGTGCAAACTCCATGACGTCCTCACGGCTGCCACCAAGCAGACCAGCATTAAGCAAAGGTTCGTCGCGGTGCTGCTTCAGAAATTGTTGGTATGCACTGCCGTGGTGATTGACCGTCATCCATTCGTCGGCATACGTCTTGTGCTCTGAGCCAACGTAAATTTTACCCGGCTCCATTTCTGCCCAGGGCTCTCGCAACATTTCAACGTCAGTACCGTCCGTACACCAGACAAGGTGATACTCAGGGTGCGCACGTAGAAACTGATAAATGTGAAGCCAGCGAGCAAAGTAAGGGCTCATGTCCACTAGCGGGACTTCAACCAGATCGGCACCAGTTGGCGACTCTTTTAATTCGTCAGCCAGGACAATCGGCAACGCGCCGGATATTGAGTCCGCCCAAACCTGAAGAGCCCGCGGGTCGGGTTTCATTTTTCCGCCCCGCTGTGGGTCTGGCTGACTCGTAAGCAGCGTCGTAATCACCAGATTCGGATTGGTACTATATGAAGCGAATCCGGTATAACCACTATCCCGCCGGGCGTTGAATATTCCGACGTTTCGTTTCACCAGTGCTTCACGGTCAGGCCGGGGAATAGAGCGCGTCCCCTCTTCATGCTCATCCATGGAGTGAATCAGCTTTTCAGAGCCGACCACATCAGCGAACGACCAGGTCGATAACCCGGCGTTGTGAATGCGCAGCGCCAGATCGGGATGCTCGTACATGCCGCGACCATAAACCGGATCGAAACCGCCAACCTTCTCGATAGCGCTACGGTGGTAATACAGCATCACGCCGCGCTGCCCGGTGTAAGCGATGTGCTT